AAAGTGTGGGTTCCACCATCATCTCTAGATGCACCCCCTGCACCTGATGGATTCAGGTATAGATGGATTAGAGCAGAGAGTATCGGTTTTCAGGATACTAAAAATATAACTGGACGTATTAGAGAAGGTTATGAATTAGTAAGATCTGAAGACATTGAAAACTCATCTGACTATCCTGTTGTCGAAGATGGCAAATACAAGGGAGTGGTTGGGGTTGGCGGCCTTTTGCTTGCAAAGGTACCTAACGAGATCGCGCAGCAACGTCAGGACTACATGGCGAGAAAACATGAAGACCGAAACGAAGCTATAACGAACGATTTAATGAAGGAGCAAGATAAGAGAATGCCTATTGACGCTCAAAGGCAATCTCGTGTAAGCTTCGGTGGTACAAAGAAATCCTAATTAGGAATTCTCGGGATAACAACCAATTCCCTATCACTGATTAAATTAACAACTATAGGAATAGGAGAAAACTATGGCAAATAGAAACACACAAGGTTTCGGTTTTTTACCTGCAGATTCTTTAACTGGTCAAGCGATCAAGAATCAGCATAAATATAAAATCGATGCCGCCCATGGAACGTCTATTTATCAAGGTGGTTTTGTTATTTCTGAATCAGGTGCTACTGGTTATATTGACTCAGCAGGAACGTCAACAACTGACGAATTGTTGGGAGTATTAAATGGTATTTTTTACAATGCCGCTACTACTCTTAAACCAACTTTTGCTAACGCATATATTCAACCAATTACACCAGCAAATTCAGAAGATATAACTGCCTTTGTAATGGACAATCCTTTCCAGAGACTTGTCGCAGCAGCAGCTACGTCGTGGACTCAAGCAGCTGTACTAGCTACTTTTGGTGTTACTTCTACAGGAAATGACACAACTGGTAGATCAACTGGTTCAGTTACTATTTTATCCACTTCAGCAGACGCTAACTGCGTGCGTTTATATGGTTTAGCAGAAGATTCAGAGAATGCTGATAATACAGCAAACTTTTCATCTGTTGTTGTATCTATGAACACAAACAGGTTAGTACCATAATAGGAGTATATAGACATGGCAATATCACGTTCGCAACTAGTTAAAGAACTAGAGCCAGGCCTTAATGCACTTTTTGGTCTGGAATATAAAAGATATGAAAATCAGCATGCTGAGATTTATGTCGAGGAATCAAGTGACAGAGCTTTCGAAGAGGAAGTAATGTTATCTGGTTTCGCAAACGCACAAGTAAAAGGTGAAGGTGCTGGAGTCGCATTTGATTCTGCGCAAGAAACTTTTACAGCTCGTTACACTATGGAGACTGTAGCTTTAGCATTTGCAATCACAGAAGAAGCTATCGAAGATAACCTCTACGATAGATTAGC